GGTGGGCGAGGGACGACGACGACTACCTCAGGATGCTGAAGACCTACCACCGCGTGAGTGACGAGAAGGCCCAGGAGATGCTCGAGCACGCCCACGACCGAAGCTGGATCGCGGACGTCGCCGGCCTCGTCATCTGCTCCAAGAGCCGACTCGAAACGATGCGGCTCGGCCACCTGCACGAGGAGGCCTCGCGCATCTACAGCTGGACGTGGCTGTGCGAGGTGAAGGTCACGCGGTCCGACTTCCTGAAGGACGACAAGTTCGGCAAGCCCCCCCAGGCCCACATCCAGCTGCTGGCCGTCCCGAAGGGCCTCGTCGCCCTCGAGGAGATCCCGCGTGGCTGGGGCCTGCTCGAGGTGAAGGGCGACAGGGTCTACAAGAACATGGACTGCCTGACCCTCCACGAGGTCCCGCGGGAGGTGGAGTCGAGCTTCATCGAGCGCATGACGTGGGCCATGTGGTGGAGGCACCACAACGAGTCGACCCGCAACTTCCAGCGGAAGATGGGCGAGCAGAAGTCGGCCTACAACGACTCGCGGAAGGTCACGCACATCGTCCAGGCCACCGTCGAGTACATCACGGCCAGGAACCCGCGCCTCGGGGGCGACGAGCTCGTCGACTACCTGAGGAGGCACCAGATCCGCCGCAAGCCGGCGGAGTGGGTCGTCAAGCTGGCCGAGAAGGCCAGGGAGGAGTTCAGGTCGGATGCCTGACGAGAAGAAGATCTGCCCCGTCATGACCACGGACGAGGGCGTCGTGGACTGGATGTTCTGCCAGGAGGGCGACTGCGCCTTGTGGGACCCCCTGCTGAAGTGCTGCTCGCACATGAGCCACGTCCTCGAGGGCCGCACGAACGTCATGCAGGTCGTCGCCGGCATCGTGGCCGGCTTCGAGGAGGATCAGGTCAGGGCCGAGGAGAAGCTCGTGGAGGCTGAGGAGAGGCTCACCGAGATCGTCAACGCCCCCGAGCTGGACGGCGAGGCGGCCGCCCTGGCCCAGGAGCGGATCGGGGAGCTCAAGGGCAAGGTCGACGTCATCGGCCAGGTCTGCGCCATCCTCAGGAGAAGGTTCGGTCTGGCCCCTTGACAAAAACGCCCCCCCTGTTATGTTGAGGACAGGAGGGCAATCATCATGGCAACCGCAGAGCTACCAATCACGAGCCAGTACCTGCCGAAGTGGAAGACCTGGGAGGGCCTCCGCGAGGTCGTCCAGAACGCGCTGGACGAGGAGGTCCAGAACGGCCACGAGGCGAAGATCTACTACTGCGAGGAGACCTCGACGGTCACCGTCAGCAACAAGGGCGCCACCCTGGACCCCAGGGCGTTCCTGTTCGGCCACACGACGAAGGCCGACGACGCCAGGACGATCGGCGAGTACGGCGAGGGCCTGAAGCTGGGCGTCCTCGCCCTCGTGCGCGAGGGGTACGTGGTCAGGATCGCCGTGGGGGCCGACGTCTGGACCGCCCGCTTCCTGAACAGCCGGAAGTACAAGGCCAAGATCCTCGCCTTCGACATCGACAAGGGCGCGTTCCCCGACAACGAGGACGTCACCGTCACCATCACGGGCGTGTCGGCGGCCGACTACTTCGACACGGTCAAGAGGTTCCTGAAGTTCTACCCCGGCGTGGTCGACCGCGTCGGCAACAGCTCCTACTACGGCTACATGCTCCCTGAGGCCCAGTTCCGCGGGAAGGTGTTCGTGAAGGGCGTCTGGGTGCAGGACGTGGACGGGCTGGAGTTCGGCTACGACTTCGGGACGGCGGTGAAGCTCAACCGCGACCGCGACTTCCTGAGCGGCTGGGACATCTCCTGGTACGCCGCGTACATCATCGACACGGCGCTGAAGGACGAGGACTGCCCGAGGGACCTCCTCGTGCGCGTCTACAACATCCTGGAGAGTGAGTCGGGCGTCGAGGGCGAGCAACTCGCCGGCAAGCTGTCCATGGAGTCCAAGACGAAGCTCGCGGGACTCTTCCGCGAGAGGCACGGCGATAAGGCCGTCCCCGTGAAGGACCGCAACGGCATGGCCCAGGCGGAGTTCCACGGGGCAATGCCCGTCATCACCACCCCGCGCCTCACCGAGACCATCGTCGAGACGGAGGGGATGGAGCTGGGCAAGGCTGCCGAGGGGACCGGCATCGAGAAGGAGTACGACCACGAGGACCTCGACGAGGAGGAGTTCCGCAAGCTGAAGGACTCCTGCGAGCTCGTGTCCCTGGCCGTCACGGTGAGGCCCTCGGAGATCCGCATCGTGGACTTCGACGACTGCCTCTGCCTCGGTCTCCACATCGGGGGCCAGGTGTTCATCGCACGGAAGATCCTCGAGAGGCCCCTCTGGAAGGTCATCGAGGTCGTCTGCCACGAGGCCATGCACCTCGTGGGCGGGGACGGCTCCAGGGCCCACATGGAGGCCCAGACGAGCGTCCTGTGCAAGGTCATCGCCTCACTGTGGGGCGAGAAGGAGGAGGCCCCCGACGGGGCCAACTGACGGGAGAGCCGGGGGAGGGCGCGGTCACACGGATTGCCCTCCGTCATACCCCGCCCCCCCCGGCGCCCGACCTGGAGCCCATGAAGATCATCACCGTAAGACCGCCGTGGTCCGACCTCCTCGCGATGGGCGCGAAGAAGGTCGAGTTCCGTAGCTGGAGGACCAACTACAGGGGCAGGCTGGCCATCCACGCCGGCATGACCGTCGACGTGGCCGCCCGCGAGCACTTCTGGAAGGTGGTCAACGACCCGGCGGCGCTCGTCCGCGAGTTCCCGAGGCCGCTCGTCGGCGAGGACCTCGAGCGGCTGAAGGGCTACCTCGCCCACCCGAGGCGCGGCGTGGTGGTGGCGGTCGGCCGACTGGCAGGCTGCGAGAAGTCCGAGTACCACTACGAGGAGCTGGGCTTCACCGAGGAGTCGTGGGGCTGGGTGTTCGAGGACGTGGTGGAGCTCAGGCGCGAGGTGAGGATGTCAGGCCGGCAGGGCCTGTTCACGGCCACGCCCCAGGACGCCGAGAGGATCCGCGCCGGGATCTACGGGCCGGCGGAGATGAGGGTGCAGCTCACGAATACCACGCTCCCGCTCGTGGGCCAGAAGAAGGAGAGGCCGAAGGGGCCGAGGACCTACAAGACGGTGGGGACGTTCAAGGTCCCCGTGGAGGACTGAGATGGCAAGCGTGGACGATACCATGGTGAACCTGACTCTCACGGTCACCACGACCGCTGGGATGGCCCTGAAGCTGAAGGACAAGATCGGCGGACTGCCGCTCCTCATGACCAGGGTGAGCTACGTGGAGGGACCCGGCGACAAAAAGAAGGCCCACCGCGAGAGGCTCGAGCGGGCCGTCGCCATGGGCATCCCCACCGCGCCGGCCGCCATGGAGGCCTACGACGGGCGCGGCCCGGAGGACGTGGAGCTCACCATCCGCGCCGGGACTGGCACGACGGGCGAGCAACTGGACAACCTGAACATCACCATCAAGCCCGCGGAGGAGGTAGGATGAAGGACTTCGAGGTCACGATCCCCGAGCACACGCGGGAGGAACTCGCGGACGGCGTCCTGAAGGCGGAGGTCACGGTGAAGGTCCAAGGGCCGCTCCTCGTGACCCATTCCGGCCACGGATGGACGAGGGGCAGGGAGATCCAGTGCGGCTGCGGTTGGGAGGGCGAGCACCACGAGGTCCTCTGGGTCTGCCGCATGGTCGAGAAGTTCGTGAACACCACGCTGGTGAGACTTCCGCACGTCACCGCCTACCAGTGCCCTGAGTGCAGGGCGGACGTCACGGAGCAGGCCTGGGCGGCCGGGTTCAAGATCACCATCCACCGCCAGGACTGGATGCCGGTCGGGAAGGTGTTCGAGAGGTACAAGGACAAGAAGCTGAAGTCGGAGTACTACAGGGCAATCGAGCTGAACGGAGACCGAGATGAACGACGACATTGTTGAGAACCACGTCCCGTCCCCCGTGGTGGGGACCCTCGACGGCGGCCAGCAGTACGTCGTCTGCTACCGAAGGGAGTGCGCCTTCCACGCCGGCGACGTGACGACTGAGGACGGGGAGATGTCGGCGGCCTGCGGGAAGCCGAGCATCAGCTGGGACGCCGACGAGGGGGGGTGCAAGGACTTCTCCGACACGGCCGACGTGCGCCCCGATGACCTCGAGATGGCCCGCCAGACGGTCGGGGGGCTGGGGGCGGTCGGTCCGTGGTCCTTCCGCATCAAGGGGGAGGAGGTGGTCCCTGAGACGTTCCTCGAGGCCTCCACGAAGGTGAAGGGCCTCGACCCCAGGTTCCAGGACGCCGTGCGTGAGCTCATGAAGAACGAGATCGCCCCGGGCCCCACGCTGTCCCCTCTCGAGGAGGCGAGGGCATCCCGGGACCGCAACCTCGACATCTCGACCATCATCGAGGCGGCCCAGGACGCGAAGCCCGGGGACGCCATCGTCTTCGACGAGCTCACGGGGAAAGCCAGGGCGATCCCCCAGGACGTGGCCCTCGCCGGCGGGGGTCCTCGGATGGTGGGGGAGGTGGGCGGCGAGGAGTGGGTCGTGACGCCCCTGGACGCGGAGCGGGCCACGAGGTGGATCATGGACATCGTGGAGCCGTCCGCCAGGTGGTTCGCGGAGCGGGTCGGCCAGCCAGCCCTCCTGAAGGGGTCCATCGAGAAGGGCCTGAGGGGACGCGACATCGGCGTGGGCATCATCAGGCAGGTCGAGGCGGACATGGAGTCCGGGATGGTCCACTGCACCGTGGAGCTCCACGAGAAGGCCGAGTACACCTCGTTCGAGATCCCCATCGACCCCGTCGAGAGGCACGGCGGGAACCCCTTCGGCGACCTCTTGGGTCCCAAGGCGTCTGAGGTGGAGAAGGGCCCGGAGGGCGAGATCGTCCGCGTGGACGGCCCGGAGGAGTTCCTCGAGCAGCTCGGGTCGGAGCTCATGACGCCGTCCGACCTCGTGGAGGTGGACGGGGTGGTGGTCGTGAGGGACTCGATGCCCGGCGAGCTCAAGGAGCGCGTTCCCGAGGCCGAGTCCAAGGCCTTCATGGACGCCGTGGTCAGGGCCAGCTGGGAAGCCGTGGACGAGCTTTACTTCAAGGAGGCCCTGAAGGACGTGCGCTGCTCCGACTGCGCCATGAGGCCCGACGGGAAGCCGACCTGGGCCACCCCGTGGGACCTCGACACGAGGCCGCCGCCGTGCCTCGGGAAGAAGAAGTGGCAGGGTATCAACCGCGCCTGCGGGCACTTCACCAACTACGACGCCGACGACTACCAGGGCGGCGAGGGCTTCGACGAGGACGACTGGAACGACTCCGACTGGGACCGCGACGTCCACGACTGACACTTGACAAAAACACCCGGCTTGTTATGTTGAGGGCATGGGACGGAGGGCGACAATGCTGGAGCCGAAGGAGAGGAAGCCGGACCTGATCGACGCGGTAGCTCCAGCCCTGGGCTTCCTGTTCATGGCCGCCGCCGTCCTCTTGTTCATCAAGAACTGCATCGGAGGGTGACCATGGACTTCAGCAGCATCGTCAGCAAGGACAAGGACGGCGAGGAGAAGAAGGAGATCCTCGACGGGGAGACCGGCGAGGTCCTCGAGCGGGCCAAGATCGTGGAGAACCACGAGATGGCCCTCACGTTCCCCAGGGCCATCGCCTTCGACCAGCTGACCCTCGAGGAGAAGGCCTACGTCTACGCCGTCCACAAGGCGGCGGAGAAGATCCTGGGCGACCGCCTCAAGGCCATGAACGAGGCCATCAAGGGCCAGATGAGCAGGGAGAAGGTCGTGAAGGCCGAGTGGACCGACGTGCGCGTGGTCCACGACGTTCCCGCGGAACCCGAGCCGGTGGAGTCCCTCAGCATCGACAAGCTCGCCGAGGCGATGGGGACCGACCACATGGGCCTCGTGGAGGCCGGCGTCGCGGAGGCCAAGATGACCGTGACGCTCGACTCGGAGAAGGCCCGCAGGATCCTCAAGGACGAGGTCATCAGGGCCGCCACCATCACGACCACCCCGGCCAAGAGGTCGGACCGCATCGTGGTCACCCCCATCGGGGCCCTGAAGGAGACCCTCGCCTCCATCAAGAGGAAGGCCCTCCCGCAGAAGCCCCGCAAGGAGGCCAAGGAGTGAAGCACCTCTTCGTCTGGCAGGTGGTCCGCCGGGCCCGCGTGAAGTGGGGCGGCATCGGGCCGATGGTCTTCCCCCTCGCCAACTTCGACAGGGAGGAGGACGCCCTCGAGGCCGCGAGGATCCTGGACGAGGACCCCATGCCCGACGGGCTGACCAGCCGAGAGCACACCGTGGAGCGCCTGGAGATGTTCCTCTTCGAGTCCGTCGAGGAGTTCGAGGGCGCCCGGAATTGACAAAATCGACAGGGTCGTTAGAATCAAGGTCGTGGGCGATGGGCGTACACGGCGCCCCAAGGTGGCCAGCCTCAACCGCTTCAAAAGGTTCGCACGCCTGAGGGGACTGAGGTGCTTCGGCACCGTCGAGAAGATGCTGTCGGACGGCTACCAGCCCGCCCAGGTGGCCGACTACATCCAGGACGACTGCGGGGAGTACTCCGACATCGGGCGCGAGTCCCTCGCGAAGCTCCTCGGCCAGTACCGCAAGGACGTCCTGATGTCGAGGGGGGAGTCGGCCGCGATCCACGCCCCCAACGCCTACCTGCAGGCGGCCCGCGACATGACGGAGGGCGTCAAGATCGAGAAGGAGCTCGAGGCCCTCTACCGCACCCAGAAGGCCAGGATCGACCACTTCGCCGAGATCGAGGAGCAGTCCGGGGTCCCGTTCAAGGCCATGAGCCGCGAGGTCGACACGGCTCGCCTCCTTCTCGACGAGATCCACCGGGTGCGCCTGGACCTGGGCGTCGACGAGCGCCAGATCGGCACCCTGACGATCAAGGCCGAGGCCATCGCCGCCTGCGAGGACCGGTACGGCGAGAGGATCGCGTCCGTCATGAGGGACCCGGAGAAGAGGCGCCGAGTGCTCACCATGCTCGAGGCCGTCCTGCGGCGACCGGGTGAGATGGTCGCCGGCGACGTGATCGAGTCCGAGGCTGTCGAGTCCGAGGTGGGCTGATGCTCGTCCGGGAGAACGGCCGCTGGCGCACGGTCCGCACGCCCAAGGAGTACGACCAGAAGGTGGCTTCGATGTTCGCCTCCATGTCCGAGGAGGAGCAGGACGCGGTCAGGGCGCTCCTCGAGGACGAGGCGGTGGAGCAGAACCCCGTCTTCCGGGCCGTCACCGAGCTTGAGTACGAGATGAAGCCGGTGGACCCCGGCACCTTCTACACCGACGACTACTACCTCGGCCACGTGCAGCTCTGGCCGAAGCTCCTGGACGACCTCGTCGAGCTCCACGAGGGAGAGTACGAGGAGGCCGTCCTGACCGGCTCGTTCGGGTGGGGGAAGTCGCACTTCGCCTCTGCCGCCCTCGCGTACGTCATCTACCAGCTGTCGTGCCTGAGGAACCCCCAGAGGAGCTACGGGCTGGACGCCACGTCCCAGATCTACATGTCCTTCGTGGGCCCGACCATCCAGCTCGCGCAGCGGTCCATCTACTCGAAGGTCACCGACTTCATCAAGGGATCGCCGTACTTCAAGGACAACTTCAACCCCAGGGTCATCAAGTCCACCACGTGGTTCCCACGCGGGATCAACCTCATCGCCGGCTCGACCCAGTCCAACGCCGGCATGGCCCTGGACGTCTTCGGCGGCTGCATCGACGAGGCCAACTTCTTCAAGGCCCAGCGGTCCGAGTCCGACCTCCGGCTGATGCTCGACAGGGCGAAGCTCATCTACGAGTCCATCCGCCGACGCATGGAGAACCGCTTCATGCGGAGCGGCCGCCTCCCCGGCCTCCTGGTGATCGACTCCTCGGCCAAGTCCCTGAGCTCGTTCACCATGCAGAAGATCAAGGAGGCCAAGTACGACGACCGCATCTTCGTCCGCGACTACGCCTCGTGGCACGTCCAGCCGAAGGAACGGTTCCTGGGCAAGTTCTTCCACGTCGCCGTCGGGGACCACTCCGTGCGCTCGCGCATCCTCGAGGACGACGATGAGGCCGCCGAGTACGAGGCCATGGGGGCCAACGTCCACGCCGTCCCCATCGAGTTCCAGGGCGCCTTCGACAAGGACCTGGAGACATCCATCCAGGACATCCTCGGCGTGCCCACCAGCGACATCAGCTTCTACGTCCAGAACCACAAGGCCATCGGGAGGGCCACCAAGTCGCAGAGGCACCCGTTCGCGGTCCAGGAGTACATCATCGGCGTCACGAAGCAGCTCTACCTGTGGAGCAAGATCGCCGAGCAGAAGACCTTCAGGACGTCCTCAGGGGCCGAGGAGACGCGCTGGATCCCGAAGGTGAACCCCGACGCGCCGCGCTGCGTACACATCGACCTCTCGAAGAACCAGGACGCCACGGGCTTCGCCATGGGCCACATCGACAGGTACGTGGAGGTGGTGAGGCGCGACCCGGAGACAGGGGAGGACACGTCCGAGCAGGCCCCCGTCATCTACATCGACGCCATGATCAGGGTCCTTCCGCCCCCCGGGCGCGACATCATCCTGGCGGAGGTCAGGTCCCTCGTCTACGCCTTCCAGCAGCACGGCTTCCACGTCTACCGCGGGACGTGCGACCAGTGGCAGTCCCTCGACACGCTCCAGCAGTTCGAGGCCAAGGGCATGGACGCCGAGACCGTGTCACTGGACAAGACCCCGGAGCCGTACGACATCTTCAAGACGACCCTGTACGAGGATCGCCTCCTCGCCTACCACTACAAGCCGTGGATCGACGAGGTGAAGTCCCTGAAGCGCATCGTCACCAAGGCGAACAAGATCAAGATCGACCACCCCGTGGACCCCAAGGAGGGGACCACCTCGAAGGACGTGGCGGACGCCGTCGGCGGCGTCGTCTACGGCCTCACCATCAAGCCCCCGGGGCGCTGGGCCACGGGCGGCGATCACGTCGCGTTCCTGCAAGGCCAGCCAAGCGCCGATCTTGTTGACACCTCAGACATAGTAGAGGAAGATGGGAGCGTTCCGATGCCATTCATGATGGGTGACACCGTGTCGCCGGGCGATGAGGAGATGTAGGTGGCCAACCTACTCGAGGCGGTCAGTAGGAACCTCCGCGGGGCGCTGAACACGTTCTTCGCACGCGAGACGGGAGAGCAGGCCAAGGAGCAGGCCCGTGGCTGGACCATCCAGTACGATCGCGTCCCGGCCCTCTCCGACATGTACCCGGTCCTCGGGCGCGAGCACACCGTGCCGCTGTTCGAGGACACCCTCTTGGCGAGGTACGCCCGCTACGAGGAGATGGACATGTACCCGGAGACGTCCCTCGTCCTCGACCTCTACGCGGACGACTCCACCGTGCGGGACCAGATCCGCCACCGCATCCTCTGGTCGCAGTGCTCCGACAAGGCCATCGAGGGCATCCTCGACGACACCGTCCACACCCTCCGCGGAGAGAAGGAGGCGTGGGTCAGGGTCCGCAACCTGGCCAAGTACGGGAACACCTTCGGCGAGCTGATCATCGGGGACGACGAGAGGCCGGGCATCCAGGGCATCAACTACCTGCCGACCCCCACGATGAGGCGCGTGGAGGACCGGCGCGGGACGCTCCTCGGGTTCTACCAGATCCAGGCTGGCCGGATCGCCAACATGACGATCCGCCCCGAGGACTTCAAGAAGATGCTCGAGATGGCGAAGGCCGGCGGCGTCCTCGACAAGCCCTACGAGTACAGCCCGGGCGGCGTGCCCGGCGACATCCCGGTGGGGACCTCGGGTCCGCTCGGCAACGTCATCCTCTTCGAGCCGCCCGAGATCGTCCACTGGAGGCTCAAGAGGGACATGCGGGGGATGTACGGGCTCGGGGTCCTGGAGTCCGCCGACTGGGTCTGGAGGCGCCTCAGGATGCTCGAGGACGCCGTCCTCGTCCACAAGCTCACGAGGGCCCCCGGCCGGTACGCCTTCTACATCAACGCCGGCAAGCAGCCCCCCGAGAAGGCGTGGGCCTACGTCAAGAAGATCAAGGGCCAGTACAAGAAGCGGAAGTTCATCAACCCGAGGACGGGCGACCTGGACATGCGCTTCAACGCGCTGGCCGTCGACGAGGACTTCTGGATCCCCATCATCGGCGGCGAGGAGCAGAGCCGCATCGAGACGCTGTCCGGTCCCGACTACCAGGGCATGGAGGAGGTCGACCACTTCCTCAAGAAGCTCTACACGGCCACGAAGGTCCCGCGCCAGTACATGGACTTCGCCGAGAACATGAACAAGTCGCTCCTCTCGAGCGACGACGTGCGGTTCGCCAGGGCCGCCATGAGGCTCCAGAACGCCGAGGTGGACGGCTGGAACCAGATCGGCGACACCCAGCTCTACCTGCTCGGCTACGACCTCGAGAAGATCCCAGACCACGGCTACCACATGAGCGTGCCGTCGGCCATCTTCGAGCTCGCCATGGTCGAGGTCCTCGCGGCCAAGGCCGACCTCGCGTCCAGGATGCAGGAGTTCGTGTCCGTCCGCTGGATCATGGAGCACATCTTCGGCTGGTCCGACGAGGAGATCGACCTCATCTTCGACCAGTGGGCCGAGGAGCGCATCTGGAAGGGCATCATCGAGTCCATGGCCGGCGCGGAGGGGTCCAGGATCCAGGGCGAGGCCGACCTGGAGACGGAACGCAAGAGGGCCGAGCTGGAGCAGTCGATGGCCGGATCGGCCGGCACGGAGGAGGAGCGACGCGCCGCCCGGGAGGCCCCCAGCCGCGCCGTCATGGCCACGCTGGACCGTCGGGACCGCCAGAACATGGTGGCCCTCAGTGAGAGCATCGCCCGGGACATCAGGAACATCCTCGAGGACGGCAACTCCCGCCACGAGAAGGACATGGAGGGGCGCCTCGCCAAGCTCCTGGCCGACCACAACAACCAGTTCGCGCAGCGGATCCGGCTCCTGAACCCCTTCATGGCCGAGATGAGGCACGCCCTGAGCCTCAGCCGGGCGAACGGCCGCCGCTAGTTGCAACCGATTGCATGACAACTTGACAAAACCGACGGATCTATGTAGTCCTTAGTCTGATGACACGGATCCCCCCCCGAGTACTCGACCTCCTCCGGCGGAAGTCAGCCGAGACGGCCATCGCCGACATCAAGGAGCATCTTCTCCAGCAGGGCATCAAGCACCTCGCGGTGGTGGAGGGGCACTCCTACGGGATCGGCGGCCAGCAGGACGGTGAACGCCTGTTCAAGACCCCTGTGGCCGACTACATGACCGGAAAGGGCGAGATCGGGGAACCCGTCGACGTCACCGAAGAGTACGGTGCCACGCAGGAGGGGGTCGAGAGGGAGAAGGTGCGCCTGGCGAGCGCCTACGCAGAAGCCGCAGTACGCCGCGACCGAGTCCAGTCCTCGCAGCACATGAGACAACTGCTCGAACTCTGACCAAGGAGGGTCGACATGGGCAAGGAGAAGGATGCGGCGGCCAAGCTGCTCGAGAACGAGTGCCAGGACCTCGGCGTGAGCGCGGACGAGCTCGCGGCCATGGTGCTTCCTCACAAGGACAAGGAGGAGGCGGACAGGGCAGGCGGCGTTCAGGGTCCGGGCCACAGCAACACGCTGTCCGAGGACGAGGCCGGCGACGCCGGCGACG